CCTTTGCGGTCAGTTACATATTCAAACCATTCCCAGTCAATTTTTTGATTTGTTACAGTTTCATATGTTGCAACAATCAAATGTATTAATTGTATATTAGATATTTCGTTGTTACCTCCAATCAAGTATTGTTTTCCTACAATACCATCTAATAGAACATTAATTAGGGCATTAATGTGGTCTTTAACATAGATCCAATCTCTAATGTTCTCGCCATTACCATAAAGTGGTATCTTTTCTTTATTCTTTAATTTGTTAATACAGACTGGTATAAGTTTTTCTGGGAATTGTCTAGGACCAAAGTTATTGCTACAATTGGTGATTATTGCTGGAAAATTGTAAGTCTTAATATAACTTCTTACCAATAAATCACTAGCAGCTTTACTTGCGGCATATGGACTGTTTGGCCTATAAGGACTGTCAATATTAAATTCTGCTTCTTTATAATTTAAACTACCAAACACTTCATCTGTGGATACATGAACAAATTTCTTTATATTTGTACCCTTAAAAATTTCCAATAGGTTGAAAGTACCAACAATATTAGTGTCTATAAACTTTTTTGGACCAGTGATGGAGTTATCCACATGAGATTCCGCAGCAAAATGAATTACATAGTCCAAATTTAGAGACTCAAGATAATTCTTTTGACTTGGAAAGTATGCTGCACATATATCCATAGTTAACTTTTGATATCTATTGTCAGATCCAAATGGAAGGTTTTTGTTTGCTGCATATGTATTTGCATCCAAATTATATACTTTTGTTACGTCATTTCTTTTAAGAATTTCTTCAATAAAATGACTTCCAATAAATCCACTTCCGCCTGTAACTAATATATTCATAGTAATGTTTTTATCCCTTCATAAATAGAAATATGTTGTTTAAATCCTATTTTATTTAATTTATTAACATTTAAGTACATGTCTTTAACTTGTACAATTTTGTGAAAATCAACCGCATCTATAGCAGTAATTTTGCTGGACGAATTTGTTTCTTTAATTACAAAATCAATAATATCTCTGAACTTTTGTGGTATACCACTTCCAATATTAATAATTTCATTATAATCAGTACGATATAACACAGAATAGATAGCTTTACATACATCATCAACATGCATATAATCTCTAATAAAATCTCCGTCATAGTATAATTTTATCTCATTATTGTCTTTGATTTGATTGATCAAATATTGTAAAGCATTCTTTTGTTTTGATACACCGTCATCAGATGGACCATATACATTACACAGTCTTAGAATTCTGTACTTGATTTTGAATGTTTCACAATAACTAATAATTAAATCTTCAGCACAACGTTTTGTTATACTATAAAAGCCTTTTGGTTTACAACAAGAACTTTCTTTTGCAGGTAATTCTATATCTCCATATACAAACCAACTACTAACAAAGTTAAAAACAATGTTTTTGTCTTTGCAGTTTTGTAACACATTCAACAATTTTGTTAAGTTTGTATCTACATCTTTGTGAATATCATCAAATACATGATAATTGTGGGTAGTACTAATCATATACAATACATTCTCATGTATAGGTACATTGTCTTCTCTATCATGTACATATGTAGATTCGTTGTATAATTTTTTAAAATTACCACCAACAAATCCAGTACCACCAAATAAATCAATTTTCATACTTTTCAACGACTTCTTTAATATAATCTAGATTGTCTTGTGTTAATGTTGGTGAAGATCCCAAAAAGAATACATTACCAAGTACATTGGTAGCGTTTGGATAGTTCTTCCAACTTTCTAGATGAGTATAAGCCGGATGTAATAGAATGTTTCCGGCAAAGTAATTTCTAGTTTGAATACCATGAGACTCTAAATAAATGACCAACTTACTCTTTTGTTCAAATGTTTCACAAATTACTGGCACACCAAACCAAGATACATCAGCTTTATCATATTTGGTTGGGAATCTTAGTCCTTTGATCTTTGATAGAATATTTTGAATTGTATCTTTATTTTTCTTTCTTGATTCATGGATACTATCTGCTTTCTTTAACTGTGCCAACCCTATACCACCTTGTAAATCTAGTGGCTTTAGGTTGTATCCAATTTGGGAGAAGAAATATTTGTGATCAATTTCATATGGAAGTTCCTTGATCCACTGACTAAATCTACAATTGCAACTGCCATTCTTTAATAAATTGGCAGGGCCAACACAATAACAGTCTCGTCCCCACCAAGCAAATGTTCTAGCCAACTTAACAATTTCTTCAATATTGGATGATACCATTCCACCTTCACCAGTAGTAATATGATGCGCAGGATAAAAACTACAACTGGTAGCAATAGCATATTCATCCAAATGCTTTCCATTCCATTTGCTACCATAACTGTCACAACCATCCATAATGATTTCAAGGTTATGAGTTTTAGCAATTTCTACCAATCTATCCATGTCGGGTGGATTTCCTAATACAGGAGATACAAATATAGCTTTAGTATTTGGTGTAATCTTTTTTACCAATTCATCCAAATCAAAATTAAGTGTGTTATATTCAATATCAACAAATACAGGTTTTAATCCATTTTGAATAACTGGATTCAATGTAGTTGGAAATCCGACAACTGATATTAGAATTTCATCGGTAGAAGTCCATTTGAAATATTGTTTAAGTGCAGCAATCATTACAAGATTAGCTGAACTTCCAGAATTTACCATTACAGAATATTTTTGGTTTACTGTCTTACTAAACTCTCTTTCAAATTGATATACCTTTTCACCGCTAACAAACCATTTACCAAACAACAACGAATCAATTGCTTCTGTTAATTCTTCTATATCCATCATTGGACCTGAATAATATACTTTATCCTTTGATCCTTTCAAATTATGACAGTATTCAGGTACAAATTGAGTTTTTTGTACTTCACTTATAAAATTTCTAATTAATTCTTTTTTATTCATATTTCTGTAAATAAGATTTATACTCTGATTTTGGTAATTTATCAACTACTTTTTTAAGTTGATTTTTATCTATAAAACCTTTATTGTAACATTCTTCTTCAATACAACCAATTCTTATACCTTGACGTTCTTGTATTGTTTTAACATAAGCCGCACTTTGAAATAATGTATCTGGTTGACCGGCATCTAACCAAGCAGTTCCTCTTGGAAATTTGATTACATCTATAACATCATTTTTTAAATAGATATTCATAATATCAGTAATTTCTAATTCTCCTCTCTTGGATGGTTTTAATGATTTGGAATATCCAATTACTTTATTATCAAAGAAATATAAGCCGGGTATTGCATAATTACTAATAAATTCTTTTGGTTTTTCTACAATCTGTTTTATATTATCCCCGTCAAATTGTACAACTGCGTAATCCCATGGATTTGTTACTTCATATGCAAATACTAATGCACCTTTAAAATCCATTTTAGTTCTAGGTACACCATGAAAAATATTATCACCCAATATCAGAGATACATTATCATTTCCAATGAAATCTTCGGCAATAATAAATGATTCGGCTATACCATTAGGTTTGTATTGTACTTTATATATGATATCCAATCCAAGATGATTTCCAGTACCAAACATTCTTTCATACATTGGAAGATATTCAGGAGATGATATAATACAAAACTCTTTAATACCACAACTAATCATAGTACTAAGAGGATAATAAATCATTGGTTTGTCATAAACAGGCAACAATTGTTTGTTTACAACAGTTGTAAGTGGATATAATCTGCTACCAGTTCCACCAGATAAAATAATTCCTTTCATAACAATATTAATATTTATACATACAAAATATTATGGTTTATATGATTTTTTTATTTGTCTTTGTTCTTATTATATGGTTCAACACTGAAGCATTTGTTGAATATAGTCACTTACTAAAACTCAAATGGTTTAAAGTAAATGATTATTTAATCGCAAAAGAGTCTGACTTTACACTCACATATCATTCGTATCTATTACAAAAACATAATAACTTTTTCACCAGATTGATTACATGTCCATTTTGTCTCAATTTTTGGTTGATTTTAATAGGAAAATTTATTTTTGGTTATTTGTTTATAGAAATACCTACTATTTATGTAACATCATTAATTACATATTTTATATTCAATAAGTTATCGCCATGAAAATCGCCAATTTAAATGAACTTTACAACTATATTAAAACAAAAGAACCACTAACAACCAATTGTAGTTTGATGCAATTGGTTGTATGTGTGGATCAATATAAAAATATATGTAACTGTAAACAAAAAGAAAAAGGTCAGAAATTGTTTGAATGTAATAATCAATACGCCAATACAATTATTAACCTTGATCAAACTACTATAGATTTATTATTATCAGTCACAGACGATAAAATCATAGAATTCTATAATAATTCCGTCATTCTCAGAGTTATTTCAGTATAGTCTTAAGACATTCTTCTACAACAAGATTTAAATTAGGATTGTTAATCAAATCATTTTGATTTTTATCAGTAACTATTTGTTCCCATTCAACCTTATAATCAGCAAGAATTCTAATCTTAGGATCATTCAACGCTTCATGTTGATTGGGTGCTTCTGTATAAATCTTCTTGCTTTTATCATTGATCCTATAATGTCTTCCATCAGAAGGAAATCCATATGTATACTTGCTAACATGAACTAACTTACCACCCAATTGTTTCTTTAACCAAAATACTTCATCATCAACATATTCTACATAACGAATATCACTGATAAAATTAACATCATTAGTATCTTTCTTTAGTTCTTCATGTAACAATCCAGTCCAATATTTACCCTCAGTCTGTTTTCGTTTTACACCACCATACCATACCAACATTTCTCTAAAGGCATTCTTATCTTCAGTCTTTTCACTGAAAGAACTCAATCCCAACTTTAATTTTATTCATTTTCCATTAACCCTTCTATTTCTTTTTCTGATTTACCATACTGTTTACATATATCAATCAGACTATTAATACCACTTTCCGTTCTGAAAAATAGTACACAATAACTATAGGCATCATCTTTGCTAACCTCAAATTTATTTGATACCAATTGAATCAATTCCTTATTAAATTTAACCTTGTTGGGTTTGATCCACTTACAAAACCGTCTACCGTGTGGTACAAAGTCACATAATACCTTATAAAGGTGTTTCTCAGGTAAGATGTCAAAATACTTGGATACAAACGCAATCTCTTCAATAATCATTTGATCCATACCAAGTCCCATCAATAATGTATACTTGTTGAATGATTTAATATCTGCGGCAGTAAGTGTATCAAAATACTTAGGATTTTTAACTTCTCTAATTTGATTGATATGATCAAATAAAGATTTAGTCTTCGTTAAGCTCTGCGTCTCGTCGTTCAATTGATTTGAATCGTTCTTTGAGAGAGGGATTTTTTGTTTTTTGGGTCTTCCCATAATGATTATTGATTCTTGCTCTTAAAGCGTTAATAACCGATAATACAGTCTTTTGATTCAAATACAAGGTATTTAATTCCTTTTCTAATTTTTTCTTGTTTTCATCAAATAAAGTAAGACTTGCATTTTTATATTCTTCCAACTTATAACTTAAATAAAAAGAATGTAACGCCAACCACATTACTGCGAATGGCGTTACACTCTGAAACTTAAGTGATAATGAAAATAATACTACATTAATTATTAATACAACGATTGATTTAATATTCATTATCTACTTCATCTTGGTAATTTCTTACCTTTCCTCCTTTATTTAAATATGGTTTATTTACCTTTGACAATTTTTTATTTTTCTTAAACTTAGAACTCTTGGTTCTAAAGTCATTGTCTCTTCTAAATGTCTTTCCCATATTCAAATCCAAGATTACTTGACTCGGGAAGCAGTAGCAAGAACCTTGCGTAGTGCCTTAACTTGACGACCATTGAGATCAATACGAGTCTTACCATTACGAATAGTCAAACGAGTACCAGCTCGCTTGGTTCCAGCAAATGGATAAGAGATAAAGGTTTCTACCTTAGCAGCACTATTATATACGAAGTTAGTCTGCATCTTGTTGTTTTTACGAATAATCATACTTTTATTTATTTTATTTATTTGTTTTATGTTTCGTTAGTTTTATTACTAACTTGAAATTACTTTACACCATGTTCACCGTTTCGTCAATACCTTTTTGAATCAAAGTTTGAAATCTTTTTCAAATCGTTCAATCGCATAGTCCTTAGCCTTGAATTCAAATTCATAATCAACACCATCCATGTCAACATATTCTTCAGGAATACTACGAACATAATCACCATGCGCACGAGGATTTTTGTTGGTAGTATCATTGTCGCTAAAATGAAACAATGGACGATGACTGCCCCATGTTGACATAGACAATTTCATTGCATCTTTAGCAGTCAATTTACCAGAGTTGCAACGAAAATGAAGATTGTCGTAAGTAATAGGAATACCAGTATTTGAATAAATCAAATCATACAACTCTTCTACTTTCCAACTGTTAGGTTTGTCTTCATTCTCAAGAACAAGCCGAGACTTTACATTAACAGGAAAATCATTGTACACATCAATGAATCGTTTAGCAATATCTTTGGTATCACCTTTGTAACAATTCATATGAATATTCATTGGAGCTTCGTATGATTGCGGTAAACCAAACAAATCCATAATTGTAGCATGATTTTTCAGTTCAATAATAGACTTTTCTACTACAGACTTAGTAGCACTTGCAGGTACAACAAATTGATCAGGATGTGTACTACATCGTAAATTATTCTTTTTGATGATATCTGCACCACGCTTGAATTCAGCATAAATACGATCTTTATCAGGAAGAACATCAAATGAAAGATTAGCTTCTGGCAAAGTAGCCAATGGAAACAAGTCACTACTAATTCTATAATTCCAACCTTTACTTGCACAAAATGCAAATGTATTCACTGCAACATGTACATTGTTAAGTGTTCGTTGTGAAACGGTAGATAAAGCATTTTTTCGTTCCAATGCCAAGAATCTAGTCTTGGTCATAGTATTAGCTTTGTAACCTTTTTCTTGAAGTTGAAGTGAAATACAACAAAGTGATTTTTTCATTGTTTATACCTTACCACAAAATTATAAAAATGTCAAGACTTTTAAATTTTTCTGGATCATCGTCCAACTTCATTGAAAAACTTTGATTTGGCTTCATCATAAGTCATTCCCATCATTTTGTTATAATATAAGATATCCGATTTAATATTACCTTCACTATGGAGTTTTTTATATCTTTCTATAGCTTTTGGTTTCCACCAGTCCAAAACACCTTGTACATCTTTCTTAAACAATTCCTTTAACTTTAAATCCTTCTCGGTTATCTTGTTTTGTAAGAATTCTTTAGTGTTTTCATAAAAACAACTATAATAGACTCCTCGTTCATATCCATGAGTATAATCACTCGTTTTGATTCCTAGTGTCTGGAATATCATATTAATAACCCTATTCTTTGCACCAGTAACAGGTCCACTAACACCTTCTTTTTGAGTCATTGCTTTATTATACTGTTCTGATTTATTATCTTTTATCCATTGATGCCATACTTCATATACACTATCATCTGGTTTAATCATCATTTTACCAGTACTTGATCCACACTTATGCCACCATTTAAGACTATTATACATACTATAACTACCATACAATGATGTGGTAGTCATGCCTACCAATTCTTCATCATATAGTTTCTTCCAAATTTCTCTGGTTTTAGAAGTGGTAATCAGTGCAGCTACTAACTTGCCACCCAAGAAATTATAACCAAATGGTTGGGTACTCATAATACAACTGCCAATTGCACTGTGTACCAATCGTTTATCCTTTAATTTATTATCAGCAGTCCATCCAATATAATCGTCTCTATCAGTAATTACAATAACATCACTGGATATACTTACCGCACCCAAATATCGTGGATTATCCACATTACCATCAGTAATCAACAATTTAATGAATCTACCTGGTGTTTGTGCATACTCCATAGTATGACAAAATAACCTCAACATCAACCAGTCTTGTTCATATGCACTTCCAGCAGGTACATGAACAATAGTTGGATTTAAACTTTCCAATTCTTTGATCGTCAAATCAACATCATTTATATCAGTTGGAGTCCAAATCTTAGCTTTAACTACACCTGATTTATTTAAATAATCCTTGTAAGTTTGTACTTCTACCCACTTCTTATAAAATGTCTGTTCTTCAGCAGACATACTCTTCAAATAATCAATGTTTTTGATAAACTTAGATTTCTCCAGTTCAAATTCAAACTCACCAGCATCAAAAAATTCGTTTCCCATATTTATATTTAGTATGACATTTAAAAAACCAGATCCAACTCAAAAAGTGTACCATTACATTGAGATAGATTCAACAACAATCGCTCTATATGATAGCCTAATGGATCAACCAATATCATACGGCAGCAAAGTCAAAATTCAAGTAGATATCAATAGACTTCTTCCAAAAGATATAACTATCTACTATTATACACTAAAACAATTAATAAAATTAAAACCAATAAAACCATATATTGGAAAACAATAATGCCGTATGAAT